GACAATTGGCTTGCAGTCGATCATCATACCTCCTCCCCTTCCATGGGTTCGTTGCAGTCACCACAGATCAGGTGCGACCCCATCTTGGCCCACGCTTTGTTCCCGCAGCCGCATTCATGTTTAATTTTGCTCTTGTCCTTTTTCCTCTCGGCCTTGTCGCGGGGCTGCGTGAAGTAAGGGATGTCGAATGGCATAAGATCGGCCAAGGCGGTATCAAACGGCCCGCCCTCGTCGATCATGTGCGTGACCTTGCGGCCCGTCATCTTGCCCGTGCCATCGGTCGGGGTCAGGCCGACCTTCATCATCATGCGCGCCCATTCCATGTTGTGATGGCCGCCCTTGGATGGTGTGCCGTATTCCTGCTGTTCGAGGTGGGTCATTTCGTGGACAAGTGTGGCCAGCACCGCGCGGATATCCCGATCCATGGTGTTTGGGTTCAGGGCGATCTCGTGGGTCGCATCGCCATCTGCGCGGTGTTTAAACTGCTCGGCGTGGAAGTACCCATTGGCACCAGTGCGGCGCGTCAGGGTGAACATCACGGGTGGCAGGCGGTTGCCGAACAGTTCCTTGTTGAACCAGTTGAAGGCGTGGTCAAGCCCGTTGTACGTTTCGGCGGTGGGGGTCTGGTAGTTGGTCATGCTGCGTAAACCTCATAAATTGCGGCCATTGCAGCTTCGGCTGCGGCACGGGTGGTGTAGGACGGCAGGATGTTTCCCTGACCTGTGACCGTGCGCGCTGCACGGCGCAGGGCCTCGTCGCGTGAACGGCTGGTCAGGAACTCTAATTCCCAGCCCGTTGCGGATTGATAAACGTACATGGCAGTCTCCTTGTGGTTGGGGGTTAGTCTTCGCGGCTGTCGTAAAGGTACTCGGCTTCAGCAACATCGTATTCGGCAAGGGCTTCGTCCCAGCCCTCGTTCTGCCAGTGGTCGTAGGCAGCTTCGGTTTCCTCTTTGGTCGGCTTGTCGCCATCCTCGTCCCACTCAATGTCGCCGTGATCGCGCTCGGCATAAAAGCCGTGGTCGCCGTAGGTGAAGTGGAAGCAGCGGTGCAGGTTCTTGAAGGACATGATCGTCTCCATGTGGTTGGTGTGTCGATGACCCTGTGTACATCGTACGCAACGCAGGGTCAACAACTATTTTGTGGCCTTGCGAACAATTTTCTTAGCAGCACGGCGTTGCTGTCGATTGCCGTTGGGGTCGGGCTTATCGACCTTGCGGGCAAACTCGTTCCTGTCGATGCTTTTGTTTCCTGCCGTGAACTTCATTGCCCCTCGACCTCCAACATGGCATCGGCCATCGCCCACGACTGCCGCGCGATGGTGTACATATCGCGGTCATCCCTGATCAGCGCCTGCATGGCCAGCCCAGCCAGCCAGAGGCGGTCAGCAGCGCGATCTGCGCCATAGGTAGGGGTTGGGCTAGGCGGTGCCATCTTGACGCTGTAGAAGCCCTCTGGCGCGCCCGCTTCGATATTGTCGGTCATTTGCTCGTTATCCTTATCCGATTGAAATCCGCCTTAAGCTCCCGCCGCAGGTCGGCCATATTTTCGCCCTCGTAGACACCACATGGCAGTTCCACCGTGTAACGGTCGCTGGTCTGGTAAAAGCGCACGGGAAAGCGTTGCCCCGTGGCCTCGAACAGCACCCATGATTTTTCTCTCATTACATACCTCCTTGGTTGGTGGTGGCACCATACCATCGGGCGCGGCGGGGTCAACAACAAAAATGTTTGGCAAAACACAAAATAGTTGTTGCAACGTACGATGCACTATGCCAAAACACTTGTACGGAAACAAACCAACCACAGGAGACTACCATGTCGATCAACTTCAACGTTACCCTTGCCGACCGCTTCGCCGCCGTTAAGGCTGCCCACGAAGCCGCCACCGAAGCCCTCGACGCCCTCAAGGCCGAAATCAAGGCCGCTGGCATCGAACGCCACATCGGCGTGACCTGCGATTTGGTGCTGTCGCTGTCCGAACAGCGCCGCATCGACACCAAGTTGCTGCAAGCCCTTCTGACCGACGAGCAGATCGAAGCTTGCAAGAAGCCCGTGCTGGTCGAAACCATCAGAATCAAGCCAAAAGGCCTCTGAAAACACCAAAAGCCCCAGAGTATCGTCTCTGGGGCCTTTTTTTGGGATGTTACTATTCTTACTCAACACATTGTTTTGATTACCAAAAAAGTAGAGTAAAAGTAGAAAGTACCGTCCCCTTTTATACAATTAATATTCTCTACTCAAAACCGCCTCCTTAAGACAATTAAATTTAATACCTTTTCAAATACAACGTTAAGAGGGACTATACTCTACTATACTATACTATATATATTATATATATATATCAGTATCTTAACCATATATCTTTAACTCAAAGTAGCGTCCCCAAACCCCCCAAAAGTAACTGCACTGTGGGACGGTACTTTGCAGGTCTTTACAGCCCACACATTTTCTTTTACCTGTGGATCATCTAACAACTTTTATGGAGCAATGACAAATGGATGATCTGGTTCGTATTCCTAAAATCTCGGCTGGTGAGCGCAATCAAAGCTCAAAGCATGGTCGCCCGCAGCGGGTGGATTTTGCTTTGCGGTGCTATGGCACGGTCTGCCTGCTGGCGATCCCGAACGCGCTTCTCCAAGATGGTGACAGCGCAGAGTTCTTCAAATCATCGACTGGGTTCGCCGTGCAGTTGTCGCCAGATGGTAGCCGCAAGATCACGACCAAGAAAAACACGCCCAGCTTTACGGCCACGCTGCCGAAGGAAATCCGCGACCGCTTGGGCAACTATTTCAATGGGTCGATCACGGTGCCGTACACGATCATGCCCAACAGCACCTACTTCTTTAAATTTGCCGACATCGAAGCGGCAGCACGAAGCAAATAAAAAAGGGGGCCGAAATGGCCCCCTTCCTACATCTGCATGGTATGGCGTTACGCCGCTTTGAGGATGTTTGACGACAGCTTGCCCATCATATCGACCAACGGGTTCAAAAAATCCACCTCTATCCCGATCTCACGGCCTTGGTCGATCAGACGGCCCACGGATGCAACGAAAGCATTGCGCTGGATTTCCGGCACTGACTTGAGGCCGTTGATGTAATCCTCGGTGTCTCTAATCAAGCTTTCAAAGCCGTCAAGGGCCTCAATGTGGATGAACTGGTATTCGGAAGAACCGCCAGCTTTGTATGAAATGTTGGCGGTCAGTTCGCGGGTGGAAAAGCCGACAGAGATTTCGATATGGGGGGCGGTAAAGCCCTTGCTAGTCAACAGTTTCTCAAGACGGGCAATCTCGCGCAGGATATCGGTAGGTGTCATGGTAGTCTCCATTGGTTGGGTTGGGTTAGTCATTTATCTTTATCTCGTACTTTTGGGTAATGCAACACAATTTTTTGGATTTCTTCGCCGCTGTGCATGATGTCAGCATCCCGAATGGCACGGCAGGTTTTGTCCACATATTGCACCGTCAGGCCAAGCTTTCGCGCCGCATGAGATGGCGGGTTAGACTGACACAGCGCCAGTATGGCAAGGATTTTCTCGTCACTCTGTCTGGCGTTCATAGTCTATCACCGCCCGCATTATCCGCAGGGTGCTTTTGAAGCTTGGCCGCCGCATGGCACCACGGATGTAATGCTGCTTGAAACCCAGCGCCAAAGACGCTGCCGTCATGCTTGGAAATTCAATTCCGTACAGGACAATTTTGTTGCCGTCAAAGCTGTCACGGGGTTTTCGCCAGCAGCCCATCCCGATCCGTACATAATCTTGCCGCCCTTTTCCGACCATGTTGTAAATATGGCTGATGGACACACCAAGGGCTTCGGCGGCCTCGCGCACTGTGTTGTATGTCACGCCCCTGATGGTCACCCGCATATCTGGTAGACCCCTAGCAGCACCACGATGGCCGCCATGATCCCCAATGGTACCGCCAGCCCGTTCAGGTCGGCTGGCAGGCTTGCTATGGCCGTGATGGTAATCACAAAGAACGCCGCATAGGCCACGATCACAATGGCCGCGATGGCCAGAAGTTGTGCGATCATTATATTTTATCCTTATGGTCATACCACCCGCGATGTGCGGGGGTTTCTTCTGCCCTTTTGAATGGCACGGTGACCATTTCAAACTTCAACTTGCTTGGGTCAATGCCCTGCGCCTCACGCCAGTTCCCCAACAACCTCAGTCGGTTGTTTTGGTACGGCCTATAATCAACGTGGTGGTGCCAGCGGTTGAACCGAAAGACCACCTTCGCCACATCGGGGTGAAGGTCGACAATCATTTGGCTCTTGGGCAGCGTCCCCTCAGCGGCATAAAACTCATCCGTGTTGCCGCCCTTCATGCGCTGCGTGGTGACCTTGCCGCACAGGAATGCGTTCATCTGGATGGTGCAGTCGCCCCGCTTCAGCACCCGCAGCGACAGGTCCGTGTCCTCGTTGTACCGCCCGCGCCAGCGCAGCCCGATGTCGTTGCGGATCAGCAGGCACGAATAGATGCGGGTGTTTGCCACGAATGGTGGAACCGCGTCCGTGGTCTTGCAGAATGAATAGTAATTCAGCCCCGCCAGTGGCACGTTCGCGTACCGCCGGACAAACGCCTCGGTCGCCAGAAAGCCGTTCGGAGTGCGTACGGGCACCTTCTCGTTGCGGTACAGGCGGTGGAAGTCGTGCAGGTTGTCGTCCATCACCCAGTGCCACGCCGCGCCCATATGGATGGAATGGTCCATCGCAAAGTTCCGCGCCGCGCCAGGGCCCTTGCTTTTGCTGTCGCCCAGATCGTCGCAGGTGTCGTACTGGTCCAAATAGCCCTGCGGCAGGATCAGCAGGCGGGTAGGGTCGATGTTCTGCGCGTATTGATCCCACTGACTGGCCTCGACCACCACACGGTAGGGCAGGCCGATCAGGTCCAGTACCTTGGCCGTCAGGCACAGGTTCCAGCGGTTCTTCGACACGATATAGATCGGGCTTACTTCCACCGCTTTGCCCCCACGCCTGACGGCTCTGCCTGCGGGTACCACGCGCTCTTGGTCTTGGCGGTCAGGGGCTGACCCAGCGCCTTGGACAGAGCGATCAGGTCTTCCTCGGTCGCCACCCGCACGTTGATCGTGGCAAACGGCTTCTGGCTTGGCTGATCAAAGTCCGGCATGTCAAACCAGTGCTTCTGGGGGTCGTTCATTCCCCACCCTCCAGTTCGGCCAGCGTTGCGCGGGCGCGATTGCCGAAAGGGGATTTGTAGATGGAAGCGTAAAACCGCAGCGTCTCCATAGCCTTGGCAAGTTTGGCTTCCGTCTGCTCGATGCGGTCAGCGGCGCAGTCTGTCAGGTCAGTTTCTTCGGCAAGCAGCCGCTTGATCAGATCGTCACTCATTCCTTCACCCCCATCGCGCTAAAAGCATCAAGCAATTCGTAGACTATTGCTTTGATGGATTTTTCCGACTTCCCATCAACAACGGCTTTAATTTTGGTGAACGCTTCGGCATACAAATTGAAAAAAGGTTGGTCGATCTCTGCGTTCTCACGCTCCAACTTTTTGATGCGGTCGGCTGCTTGCTTTGTGACCGCAGGGATCATTTCATAATCCATACTGGTCATGTGTTCTTGGTCGTAGTCTTTTGCAACACGGCCTAAGTATTGCAGCCGCTTGATCAGATCGTCACTCATCACAAACCCTCCGGTCTTTTAGGTGGGCGCGGGGACACAATGATCTGGTCC